CTGGTAATGCAATAGCTCCACCACCATATACAGCTGTACCATATATTGAGGATCCGTAAACACTAGTACTGCCAGTAAAGGAGTTTGATATGTGGAGTCCATACTGGCTTGTCCATAAATTAGATTGGAATGCGTATGATGCTGTGAATATTGTAGATCCAGTCTCAAGTGCTCTACTTCCAGAAAATGCCTTTCCTCCTAGTACATCTTTACCATAAACACCATCTTCGTTATTAGATCTTTCGCTATACCTTGACGTTATTATTACTGGTATTATTGCTTGATAATAGTCATATGGAATGCTATCTATTAGATATGGATTTGATATTGCGTTACCACTACCACTTCTTGCCCAAGTTAAGAATCTATACTGAGTTCCCTCTACTCTAGTGTCTCGACCATAGCTTGATACTCCTAAGTCAACAGCTCCAGCCATGCTTCCGCTAGTTGACGGGTTGTCATCTATACCTTGGCGAGTAAACTCATTAGCATAGCTATCATCAAAGGTTGGTACTAGCGATGGATTGATTCCATCTACTACAACGTAGTCATAATCTTCTTGATCAGGTTCTGGAATGATCATGTCAATACCAGCACGTGGGGCTTCATACTCTCGTCCTGGATAAACAACTGTGTCATTGTATTCTGCAGCTTTTTGTTGATCGCCGCTCAGAACTATGTAATCACCTTCATCACCTCCTATTTTTCCTTCAGCAACATATCCGTTATTTGCCCAGTATGGTTGATCTCTTTCTGGTTCTCCATCTCCATCTTGAACTGCACCTCCAGGTGTCCAAATTGCATCTGGACCTACGTCTAGTGATGTCGAATAGTGTAACTCTTCATATGATGGTGGTGCCAGTCTAACCTTTGCTCTTTCAATTATTGTAGGCTCTACTACTAATCCAACTTGTGTATTTGCTCTATGTGGAACAAATTTCTTAATTAACTGGAATAATGATGCATCGTAGTACTGTAATAATCTTATGTAGTTTTGAGGCTTATTTCGTCCTGATGTAAACTTTTTACTATACTCTCTCTTTAGCTCATCCAAACCTGGATACGTGTCTAGGGATAGGTAGCTAGGATCTCCAATGTAATCGTCAATACTAATTCCACCAAACTGCTCTGCAATATCTTGATTGATTTCGTTCTGTGGTGATAGGTATATTCCTAAGCGAGGGCTGTCTGGTGGCTGATTATCTGCTAAACTACGCTGTACGCTGTTGTTCCGGTAAAGAATATTACCCTCCGTACCAACTCCACCACCCGCTGTAAACGTATCTTCAATTCTAATCTTATTGCTAACACTTCTATTACCACCTAAGTCTGGCCACTCAAGCGAGTGAATTTCTACGATTGGTTCGTATAGTGAGCCCGAAGATGGTGATACAAAGTTAAAAAACGAAGCAGATCTAGGAACACTACTAACAAACGACTGACTCCACTGATTTGGGTGCTGTGACATAAGACTTGCAGTACTGCTAAAGTCTATTTTTTTGTTGTCTGAACCTAGGCATAACCTATAGGCAAGATCGTAATAGCTTGAAGTACTGCCAGTATACACATCGTCCGTGTTTCCTTGATAACTCGTAGGTGCTAGTGCATGGTTGTTAAGAATATCGTCACTAAGGGCTTTTGACCAGTATCGGAACTCTTGAATGCTACCAGATAGGATTCCCATAGATTGCGACTGCGCATATGTAAACGATCCAGAGCCAGGAATCCATACGTGTCCTACTGCTACAAACGACGTGTTATATGAACTGCTCGTAGCACCATTAACATATAAACTAGCTGTTTGAGTCGATACAACCTTATTGTAATTTGTTTTCTTTACAATGAGGTTGTATGTTTGGTTTGTGCTGGCAAGATCGCTTGATACACTACGCTGTAATGTGATGCTGTGAAAAGTTCCATCATATATTGACGAGCTTACGCTTGCAGTAGCCCAGGTACTTAGTGTGTTGTGTTTTAAGAAAAAACCAACATAGCTGTTGCTAGCGCTCTGAAATGCCTGTACCTTCCATCTACCAGGTGATTCAAATATTGTTTGATCACTAGTTTGATTTTCAGCCATCTTAACGCGAAGCTGAATTGCCATTGGATATGTACCTCCCGACTGGATTAGTCGCCATGGCGCTCTTATTAGCTCCGCTGGCTCTGTTGAACCACTGGGCAAGCCATTCCAACCAACTTTTAGCGCGTAGTTAAATCGCTCATATTGAAGGTCTGTTTTAGAATCAAATTCCGGCTCAGGTCCTCCATACTCTCGAATACGAAGAATTGTTTGTGGAATACCAAAACAGTTTATTAAGGCTCTTACACCTCTTTCCGTACCCTTTGTTTTTAAGAGGTGTGGTAGGTTGTTAATGATCCTTTTCCAAGTTTCTTTAGTCTTATCATCACTAGTTGCGTCATACTGTGAGCCGTAGGTTGAAGTAAGTGATCCACTAACTCCTGTGCCTAAGGTGTATGCCCACAGCTCATCTAATACGTTACCATTTTCAAAATCAATCCCTAAATTTTTGGCAACGTGATAAATTAAATCTCTACTAAATCCTTCATACGTTGATTGATTACGATCATATGTTTGAGTAATGTGCTTTATGTAAAGCATCATTGTATCAAAATAATGACCCATCATGTTGACTAACAGCGTATACTCATCGTTTGCACTATCCTCTAGGACGTGAGCCGGTATTAGTCTGTATAAGGCTTGTTCGTTATTTTGGTCGTATAAACTAGCTGATGAGTATATTCCATCCCACCACTCTTCAACCTGTGAGGACGTTACCGAATAATTTACATAAGGTTTAGTTATAGTAGTTTTTGGCCAAGTTGTTGGATAAAACTCACCATAACTACTACTTTCGTAGCTGCTTGATTGATTGTAAAGATACTTTTCATATGAATCAAAGCTACCAATTAAAGCTGCACGCTTTGTTTGAGCGTTGATTACATTTGTTTGATAGGTAGCACTACCCGTTACACTACTGTTAGGTGAGCCTATCAGGTTAGTTGTAAGTTCTGCAATTCGTGCGTCATAGTTTTCAAGTAAGCTCATTTTGTACTTGAAATTCTCTAAACGCTCTGCTGCGGATCCTAGTGTGGTATAATTTTCAAACCTACGATAATCGGTGTTAAGGTTAACTCCTTCAATCAAAGACCCACTCAAAAGGCTGTTTATAATAGCCTCCGTTGTTGGAGTGTTTGTTGATAGTATGTCGTCCCAATCCTTATAAGGCGTTGTAACAGTTGTCTGTGTTTTATTTAACACATCCCAGTTAGCTCCAGCAATTATTGTTTGCCTTCTTTTTGGTTTTGGTGGAACAACGGTTATTGTGTCTATAATTGGCTCACTTACTTGTTGAGCGATCCATACATTTTCTCCTAAAGTTACATTTGCTGGTAGTGGAGATGCAAACTTTAATACTATTGAATACGGGTCAAGTGTGATTGTGAATTTATCTTGAACATAGTCAAATATACGATACGCTTGCGTTCCAGTAGATGTTTGTCTTAATAAGAATAGGTTAGGAAGAACTTGAGCTTTAGGTAGTTGAAATAGTTTAGTACTAAAGAACTCAAGGTAATTTGCATTGTTTAGGTTTGCGCTTGGTACGGCTACAATTCGAGCTTCCAAACCATCTGAGCTAATCTCCTGTATCTCTACCTTATGCCCATCTCCAGATCCTAGTATATTTCTGTGAAACTTGTACTGTACATTATACTTTCCAGAAACGTATCCAAGATTCTTAATATCTGCTTCAACGTCTAGCGTTATATCATTACCCGTTTTTGTATACGTAGAAACTCTGAAGCTACTTTCTAAATAAACACCAACTGCGTTAGAAACATCTAAAACTACTACATCATTAGGATACCTATCAACATCACCTGGTTCCAACCCAAAGGGCTTTACATTATTTGCTTGTGGTGATTGTGGAGCGGGTGGTCGTGTCGTTGGCGTTTGTCCAAGCGGCATTGGTGCTGCTGGTAAATCCAGTCTTCCAGGCTTTGGTTGTAAAGAGCCTGGAGGTATCGTCGATACGTTCTGTATATTTTTCTTAGCCACGTATTTTTAATATAAATATGTTCCTACACAAGTTATGGCTGTGTTTCTGTTGCGCCTTGTGTATCTTCTGGAATTTGTACGTCATCTATTTGATCATCCACTGGAATGACTCCTTCAATGTTCTCAATACGGTCTCCACTGGCATCTTCAGTACCGACAACACCTTTTTCAAATTGGTTGATTTCTTCTTGAGGTGGTGGTTGTGGAAGATCTCTTGATGCCTGACGCACTCCACGAGAGTAATCTTCAGTAACCCTATTAAGAGTGTATATGTCGATTCCTGGCATTTGTGGTATTGACTTAGGCATTTGATAATCGTACACAAATGTGCCTGGTTGAGATGTATCGTTGACGTTCTCAAATAGTCGTCTTTTTCTTAAACCCAGTACTGTAAAATCTGCTGGTGGTAGATAATAGCTAACGTATTGGTCACTAGCTCCCGCTCCAAGAGGCATTAGTTGAAACTTTGCTAGGGTCATTCCACACCTAGGATAACCATACTCCAAAGCTGGTCTATTGTTTGAGTCGGCAGCTGCTGTTGAAAAATCATTACGATATATCTCGGACTTAGTCCATCCCTTAGACTCTGGTTGAGAGTCTTCTATTGCATCTGATGTGTGGGTAAAGGTTACCAATACCTCTACTGATCTTGTATTCTTAGGTACCTCTACAGTTGCGCCAACTCCAAACATTGCTGCGGCTCCAAAGTCTTCTAGTGCCTTGTAAGTTCTCTTATTATCTATTTCAGAATTTGTTGGCGATCCATAGCTTTGTGGTGCAGGTTTTGGAAAATACCTTCCTCCTTCTTTGAATGGAACCTTCTTTATGAAGAAAGCTGCGTTTCTATCCATACCCTCTACATCAACTGCAAATATTCGGGCTTTATCGTTGTCTACGCGAATTGTTTCGTATATTGGTGTGCTTGCAAGTGTTACTTTAATTTCGCCGTCAACGCTTTCAAGTGCAATTTTCATATTGCGATATGCTTTTCTTCGCTGATACTGTTTGAACTCCTCAACATCTATGTTTTCAAAAGGCTCACCACCCAAATCGGCAGTTGTTAGTGGTATAGTGAGCCTTCGTGCAGCATCAGTTAATCCATTAAACCAATTATCAATCGTCCACGATCCATTACCCCCTATAATCTGCTCAGCAAAGTCGTCGGAATACCCGTAGTCATTAAATACGTTTTTGAATATTCTACGCTTATTGGCACCACCGGTAAAATTGTTGAGTTTGAGTGTGTAGTTGTAACCTACTAGCCGTTCACTAGGAATGGCTGGGTTTGGTGACATTAGGTTTAGTAGTGCATTTGTATCAGAGTACTTTTGTCCGTATATCTTAATAGTGTTGTTGTTGGTGATAAACATATCAAAAATAGGATACCACGTAATTGGTAAAAACGACTTCTCTTTAACAGCAAACACATCAATAGCATCTGGTCCAGAAAGATCGTGTCTTTCTATTTCGTTGTTATTTGCGTTTTTCATTATGAGAGATACAGTTGTAATATCCTGCACTAGTGGTATTATCTCGATAACCGTATCTTTTAGTAATTCAATACGATTATCCTTACTATTCTGCAGTCTGCTAGAAACTTCATAACTAGTGTTAACAAACCAGTTAAACAGCTCCTTTCCATTCTCCGTAGTAGCTTTAATTTGATATCCAGTTATGCCAGCTCCTACGTATGCAAAAAACTGTGCTTGCAATTTGCTGAGTCCTAAAACCTTTCCATCAACTACTGCATCAACATCCGATAAGTCGATAGTTTGAGATGCTACTGAGGTTTCGTTTCCTCCATCCTTTTTGAATTTTAACTTATCCCGAGTAATGTAAGTCAGCATCTGACTTTCTACCTCATTTGTAATTCCGATCAAGTTTGGATTAAGATTTCTATTATATAAATCTAACCACTTTAATCCAGGAAAGAAAGCAGCAAACTTTCCAGTCTCGATATCTTCGTTTGGTACAATTTGAGCTGGTAGCGATCTACTCATCCACGACATCCAATCAGGCAACACTTCATTATGAGTTGTGTTTTTGTTCAAATCATACCAGTTTGGATCTTTACCTTTCCATGTGTTTATAATGTTGAATAATAAGCCACTATGTCCCGCTTGAGAAAAGCGAAAGTCTTCTGGAGTTCCTGGTTGTACTTTAGAAAAGCCAAAATCCCAATAACATGAGTTTGGAAGACTTCCAAAGTTATAAGTTACCGGAATACTGTCAATAAAATTTCTAGTAATAATATCTTCGCTGACATTCCACTCAACCGTTGATGATCCGTTTTTAAGGAGATTCTTAAATAATTTTGGATGGTTTTTTGGATCAACAACTACTAATTCAATTTCTGTAGATGTTGTTGTTCCGTATGCATTAGACACTTCACAAGTGTATATTCCACTAACATTCTCATTAACCTCCTCAGGGAATAGGGCCATCCCAGAAATACCCTTTCCGTTGTTAAGTGAGTTAACTTCTACAATTGAAGCTCCATTACGTTTCCAAGCGTAGCGAAGTCTACTATCATCTCCTCGTAAATCAGGATCAACTAGCGATGGATCTTCAGCTATTACAAATAATTCAATAGCTGTTCCTGCTAGTACTGTAAATCTACCGAATATAGGTTCGATTTCTGAGTAGCTAGGTTCTCCGTTAATGTACTCACCAATCCAGGTTTTTTGTCTTACGTTTTTATCTAAGTCAGATACAATTGCTGGTGGTACGGGTGCCTCCGGCATTAAGAAAAAGTCCCCTGCTCTTAAAGCTTGATCTTCGAGTGGTGGTGACAGTTTTGCTGTTATCTTTTTCATATCTGAGTTTGTTCATCACTTATTCGCGCATACGTTACTGTATAGCTAGCACCATCAAGCCCTCTACCTGCAACTGGTGTTCCATTAAAGTTAGTTCCTATTTGTGGCGCTACACTTACTGCGTATAAGCTTACTGTCCAATCGGGATTAGGAATCTTCTTGCTTGTCTGTATGTTTGCTGTAATAACGTCAACACTCCACTTTGCTTTTAGTTGCAGAAGGCTTAAGCTTCCACTAGCTGCAAATACATATTCAGTTATGTCTTTTTCAAACATAGGTCGTTTTGCCAATACTGCTGAGTAATCTGTCGATATTTCTCCTGCTGCTGGTGGTACTATTCCACTAGCAGAGACATATCCTTCAAACATGCTGCTCAGGTTGCGTTGCAAGCGTACATCAAAGCTTGCTGATGCTAGCACACTACTGCTCGGCAAGCTACTACTAATTGCCAGTAGGGCCTGCTCTCCAACAAATGGTCCGGAGTATTCAACCTCTGGTATTCCAAGTCCTCCTCTAAATGCTGATGTTGTTGCCATCCTACTTGGAATGCTAAAATAGAAGCTACCATACTCGTCAATTCCGTAATCAGTTACTTCAAATACCTCCTCAAAACCTTTTGATTGATCAGCAAATAATTTTACTGGTTTATCTTGAGAATAGTCAACAACAAGATTGAACCTATTAGTATACTGTTCAAATAATACGTTTCCTATAAAAGGAGGAATTGGTGGATTTCCGGCTGGTCGAGTTAGATAGTGTAGCGTGTAGCTAAACCTATTCTTCCATAAACCAACTTTAGTACGTGACTTACTTATTGGTGGTACAAACTCTGTTACCTGAGTTATAACCGGTCCTGATATCCTTTCAGCTGCTGTCTGTAGTGATGCCGATTGTGCTGGTGTTACTTGACTTCCACTAGGAAGCTTATAAACAAGATCTGTATAATTGTCTAATGAGTTGTTTATAATAGTTGTTGTTGCAGGATAGTCTACTAATCCCACTCCATATGCGGACACTTTTGCTCCTTCACTAAAAGGGAATATTGAGTTTGGTGTTGCAAAGAGGGTTGTCGGAGATGGTGTTGGTTGGTCTGGAGGTAGTCCAGATAACTCAACCTTGAATCTCATGGAAGTCTTGTTTGTTGTGATCAATCTTCCATCTGCCTGCACAAGTACATTGGGGTTTGAGTTATGCTCAAAATACACCATTAGTGTGCGCTTTAGTAATCCCTTTGGATCAAATACTGCGTCTGGATCTAATGCACTTGGCAGCTTAACTTCTGGACGATTGTTTTTGTTGAAGATTGCTGAGGTGTAGTATTTGGTGTCTGCAGCGTTCTGTCTCTCTATCGGAAGAAGGGCTAATGCCAGTCCTGTCACAGCTACACGTGGTGGTGGCGCTAGTGGTACTTGCTCTACGAGTGGTCGATCTTTATACTTTTCTACACTTGCTATTGTCGATCTAATAAACCCAACTTCACTGTTAGATCCTTCTTGCTTGAATGTTCCTTTTTTGTAATTCTTTTCCCAACTTACTGTTTCCCAAATTCGATCTGAGCCTGTGTTTTCGTAATCTTGAATATCAAATAGACGAAGATCGTCCGTATAAAAGTGTATTCCAATTCTTATTTTAGTAGTTTTTGGATTCAATCGTTCCAATACTACTCGATTAAATTCCAAGTATTGACCATGTGTTGGGCGTTTGTTGGGATCTGGATATAACTCATCCGCTGTAAATAATACAGCATCATACCCGTTTCCTTGTGATGTTAATTGCACAAAGGTTGGTGAAGGTGGGGGAATGTCGGGTACTTGTTGTAATAATCCATTTGGACCTATTTGCGGTTGAAATGGTGATAAGGGTAAATCTGGTGCAGATAAAGGTCCTGGTATAATTGGTAGGTCGCCACTTCCTAATCTATATATGTCCACAGGGTAATACTGCTTTCCGTAATTATTGGATAGCCTTTTAGTCCATGGATCTTGTAATGTTATTGTGTTTGCTTGTCTTTGTGTTTGACCTTTGTCGTTTAGAATTCTACTCACCAATCGAGTCTCGTTGTCGTATTCTTCAAGAGTTACATACACTCTATCCACAACAAAACCTGGGCCTGCCATAAGGAAGTTTTCTAAACTAATACGTGGTGCTCCTAAAAAATAATTTATTGGGTTTGTTTTAGTTTCAAGAAGCAATGCCTCCTTTGTAGGCACATAGGAACTTACAGCGTTACCGATATAGCATCCAAAAACAGCTCGAACACCATCAATACCGTATACACTTCCTTTTATAAAATCTTGAATCTCAGATACGTCAATATCTTGATAAGTCTTTACATAAAACTTCCCACCAGCTTTTTCAAATTTGTAGACGTCTCTCGAAAAATAACCACCTCTTCCTGTTCCAAGAAATTGTCTTTCGTAATTAATACCCTTTACAACGCTTTGCTCTAACTGGTAAGGTCGTGGGTGCATTGTGTCGATGTTGTATCCAAATAAATCAACTCTATATGGTGTTCGCAAGTCTACTGTTGGCTTTTTTGAAAAGCTCCTTGCAACAAATTCTGAGGTATCTCCCTCCCAACCATCGGTTCCGTCAGTAGCACTTCCATTAGTAACAAGGTTTCTGTAAAAGTAAGAATCAAGATCGAGATTGTATACTTCGATTGTTACTGGCTCTGATATTACCGAACCTATGTCGTTTGATATTTCAATTGTATAGGTTCCTGCATCATTTGGATGGATTCGTTCAAACCTAATAACACTACCGGACATTATTGTTTGATGTCCTGGCACCTGGGAGTAGGTCCTTACAATTGCTTCGTCCTGCCTCCACTGATAGTATAAGTCCTGACTTGCTTCCTTTATTACTGGAACACCATTTTCTATGTTAAAGGTGTTTGGCTGTACCGCTTCTATTCTCAACTCAAAGGTCGTACCTTTGGCTACTTTAATTGTTCCGTCTGGAAAGTGATACAAAAACTTACCAGTTGCATCTGCAGTTGCTGATGATCTAATCTTAGGACGAGATGCTTCGGCAATGGGTTTAGTAATGATAGGTGGCTCGTTTATAATAACTGGCAACAGATCGTATGTAGTAAGATTTTCGTCTATACTACTAGTTGGCACGATGGTAATACTCCCTGTTCTAGTTGCAGAAATATTATCATTCAAGTCGCCATTTAATGTACCATCTATATTTCTCATTGATTTCTTGAAACCTTAAATACCCAATTGTTATCATATATAGTAGATCCATAGGATCCTGAGTTTGGTATTTTCAATACCACTTTATAGAATCGCTCTGGTTGAAAACTTTCTAGTGGTATGTTGAAGTAGTTGCTAGTAGCGTCTGCACTAAGTTTGGTGTAATTGCTAAATCCAATAACAGCATCATCTGTGTGCGCACTATATATTGCATACTGGGATCCAGATGGTAGTCTGTATCTATCTAAGTAGGCAGATGATGTTGAGAATGTTGGAACAACATATCGTGGTCTTGCAGAAAATCTTATTCTAGGAGTTGATGACTCTTTGTATTCTGGTTGCAAGTCTATCGCTACAATGTTATATTCAGCTTCCTGGTTTATAGGTGATAAGGTCGTATTGTATACGCTCTCATCGTACTTAGCTTCTAGTACTGGTGAGTATATTGTGTTTGTATCCTTACTAAAGAATTTTATACTCTTAAAGGTTAGTAATGAGGTTTCGTCTGCTTGTGCTTTCTTTAATAGGAAACCATTAAAAGAAATTGATCCAGATTGTACCTGATTCATTATCGAAGTAACGTCCATGTCTATGTCCGCTGCTTTGTAGCTAAAAGATTGGGTAGCAAAGGATGATGTGTACCAAGTACCTCCTCCAGGTGTTACTTGATAGGATGCGGTGGTTAGTGCTGCAAAGGATGATGTTGTCCACGCTGTTACTGGAGATATCTTTCCGTCTCGATAGTACCAACTTACTCCTTCTGTTGTTTGTGGAAGATTACCGTATCGACCAATTCCCATACTCCAACTCTGAGCTACGGGAAAGCAGTATAGTATGTACTCTAAAGGTACTTCTTGCTCTTCGGTTCCATACAATTTAAGATTCCACTTAAATGTATTTGGATTAAGTCCCATATCCACAATGCTAGCGGATATTGCTGTGTAGTCAAAGTCAATTAACACGCGGGAGTTGAAGCTTCCAGTGCCTTCAATTACTTTAGCAATATCTAGAACAGCATCTAGTCCTGTATTCCTTTCGGGATACTTTTCGTACATGGTTGCGTCCTTTTTTGGGTAGAATCTTAGTATCATCTTAGAATGTTGCTATGCGTCCTTTAATATCGTTATCTGGAAACTTTACCTCAAATACGGCTGGGTCAAGGCTTGGATATATAATTCCGTTTCGTGTTGCCTCATTTATGTTGTATACTACATTACTATAGTTGAGTAGTTCATCGTTGAGATTTTTGATACGAACTGCAGTTACAGTTTGCACTCCATTAACTCTAAGCAATAGGTTATATATGTCTCCGTAAATTATTGGTTGGTTTATTTGCCAATTATCTATTGCGAAAAACTCTTTCAAAGCAGTTATACAACCTAGTAATACTTCGTTTGCATTATAGTTAGGGATTGGAATAATATCAAAATCAACACCTATATTAACAATATATGCATCTCTAATATTGATACTATCTGTCAACATTTTATATTGAGATAGGTACGTTTTAAGGTTTTCCTTTATTGCTCGATTTGCTACTGCGCATTGTTTGTTGTTGTTATAACCCAGCACATACATATTCATTGCAAGTGGATTTGCAACTGTATCGTTCACTTCTGAGGAGCCTACGTTTGATTGCTCATCTGGTGTAATAAACACCTTAGCAACGCTACCATATATGTTTGGCATTGCATAGGATCTGACAATATAATCTTCCCGAGTGATTGCTCGATTCTGCGATGCAAACTGGGCTAAAGTGTTTTCACGAATCTCATCTAAAGTTTCTTGACTACGACCACCAGCTGCTGCAATTGGATTATTTATTGCTACTGAGTTTAGTATGTTTGCGTTAAGTGCTCCAGTTGTTTGAGGGAAGTTGCTTGTATTTGCATTTATAGCTACAACCTCGGTTATAGTGTTGCTAGGTACGTTAGATGCAACTCCTCCACCAACTAGATAGGTTACTGTAAGTGTTGTGTTTGATGGAGCTATACCATACGCTTGTGTAAATATCGGTGATTGTGGATCTATTGATGCATCTATATCATCCTTTCCAGTTGGCAAGGTTAGGCCTATATTTTCTGGAGTCGCTAGTAATTCTTCGTCAGGTGACGAACTCACACCGGATCCAAACTGAACCTCTAATCCAGTCTCAGTGACTCTTGAAATGAATCGACGTGGTACTTTTTTAAGCTTTAATAAGTATGGTGTTTCTTCACTGTACACTGCAGCGTCTGGATCGTTGTATGAGGTGTTTGTTACCTTTTCAAAAATAGTATCCTGTGCTAGATATGGAACCTCATACCAAGTGTGTCCATCCGAATCTACAATACTATCGATTGCGATGAGGTTTGGATTTTCAATTTGAAACTTAAAGAACTTCTTAGTACCAGTAACGACTATGTCTGTAGTTTGTGGTTGTGCTGAGATTGCCTTGACGTTCTTCTTTGCTAGGTAGTAGTTGGGAAGATTGTTTGCGTCTACCGTATATACAGAGTACTCTGTTGGAGAGTAAAGGTTGTCGATAGAAAAGTCAATAGCTTCTTGTACAATGAACTCTACACCACCAGCACTACTGCGTCCTCTCATTCCGGATGGAATCTTTAGTGCGTATCTAGGATCTGGAGCTACTGCGTCCAAACTTCCTGAAGCAGGGAATAGTTGGTACACATCTAAGTTAACCTGAGCTGGAACACTGATCTTTGGTTTGTAACCCATTGCTCCTGCAATTGCGAGCACATTCCTTCTCTCTGTAGCGTGTAAGAGCATACTCTCTTTAAGCTGAGAGTCTATGTAGTAGTTTAATACATCTCCAACATATGCAGCCATCTCAACAAACATCATTCCTGGTGATGCTTCATTGAAGTCGTTGTATGTGTTAGGATAGTATACTTTTGCAAACTCAATCAATCCACTTTTAAGTGAATCAAAATCTCTACCTAAGTACTTAATATCCTTTGATGTTGTTTTTGATATATTAGCCATTCTGTTCTTGGTTTATGATCTCAAGCTGGATAGATCTTGTATCCACCTCATTGCCAACTAAACTTATAGAGAGTGTTATGTTTACTCGGTTATTGTCCTCACTTGGTTCTACCATAAGCTCATTAATAAATACGTACGGTAACCAAAAGCTAAACGCTTGACGGATAGTTAGGTCGATCTTATTAACCATCTCCTCAGTTATATTATCAAATACAACTTTTCTTAAATCGCATCCAAACTCCGGTTGCATCACGCGTTCACCTTTGTTTGTTAGTAATAGATTTTTAGCATTTGCAATGGCTTGATCTATCGATAGATAATTTAGCTTAAAGGTAGCCCCATTAGAACCTACTAATGGTAAGTCAAGCCCAATGGCTACATCGGGTTCGAAATCTAAGGGGTTTATTTGTACTTCAATTGCCATTATCTACCTCCACCAGCGTGCGCATCGGCCGCTTTCATTACTGCTGAATAATCTTTTACGAAGTTCATAGTTGGATCACCATATCCAGTAGAAGCTGGTAATGGTGACTCATCGTCCATCATGCTCATTAAGCTACTTGGATCTGCTTGAGGAACGTGTGCTGATGTCATTGGTCCTCCATTCATATCTGGCCACTCTTCCTCTGCATCATACTGATTTCCTGCCATGCCCATTGCTGTCTCATTAAGTAAATCACCTAACGGACCGTCGAAGGATACAATTGGTGTTGTACGCTTTGGTGGCTTTGGTGCAGGTGCTGATTTTATTGATTTTGGTGTTGTCGATAAGTTGTACTAACGCTGTTGCTTTCATAGTGATGTTTTTAATATAAATAGTTGTGTTTTTATTTGTACCCTTGGAATGGGATTGGTACTATTCCCGTATTAGCTGGTGGAATAATTAGACCAGACATAGCGGCTACTTGGTTTTCAAAGCTCTTTCCTAACTCATTAACCAAACCTGTTACACCATCCTCCGGCAACGCGTTCATAGGTTTGAAAGGACCTATGGTTAGTGTTAAGTGATTGGTGCCAGTATTACCTTGCCATGTTGCTCCAGTCCAGAATAGTCGGGCTGCTAATCCCATTGCTATCGACATCACCTTAGCATCCACATTTACTGCTCGCTCTTTTATTTTTTCTAACTCCAACTCGTAAGTGGCTTTTTTCTTTTCAAACTTTTGTTGGAGTTTTGCTTTTTGCTTTTCAATAAAAATCTCCACCTTAGATTGTACAAATTGTATAAATTTGTCTAGTGCTTTTTTGAGTTCGGTTAACATGAATTTGATAAAAGATTCCTTTTTACTTAGCACTTGATTCCATTCCGTTAATACCTCAAATCCCTTTTTTGTAACATACTTTGTTGAGAAGGTATCTCTTTGATTTTGTATGGCTGTCTCTATTTGCGTTGCGGCTTCTTTTACTGATGCATCAGTGAGACTCTTCAGTAATTCACGAACTCCACCTAGGTATTTTTTTTCTGTCTTGTATAGAAATGTCACAACCTCCGTTGATTCTAGCATTTTAATTATACCATCTGAGGAAAGTGTGTCATCGACAAATGCCTTTATAGCTTCTACAGTGGTTGGTGGTGAATCAAATACTTTTACAAACTGACTCCACAGTGTTGCATATTGACTACCCGAATTAGTAAGCGCTTGTGTAAAGCCCTTTACCTCGGTAAGAAATACCTGTCCTGCAGGAGTCTTGGTTATTTCTTTGAATAGTATTATAAGTCCGTTAATTAGTGCATCAACTACTCCAATGGTTTTCATTTGTGACTCAAACTCATCCTTTTCCTGTTTTAGTCCGGCAATCTTTGCTTGATCATCTCCTGCTTCCAGCATTAAGTATCCGTAGATTCCATCGGCTATATTTTTAATGTGTGGTCGATTTTGTGGAAACGCGAAAACTTTCTTTTGAAATATATTCCCAAATAATCCTTGCGATCCTCGAGCTGCTTTACCTATAAATTGACCTAGTTTCTGATAGTATTGTATTGTCTTCTTAAACTCCTCTATGCGTTGTTTTTTTGCTTCGATAATCATTTTTCGATTCTCAGCATCTTCTAGCTTTTTCTTTTGATAACCCTTGAGTGGTATAAGGTTTATTAAGTAAGTTTCAATGTCTTTTTGGAACTTTTGAACCTTCTCTTCAATGTAGGTCTTTGCCTTTTTATACAAACGCGATGCCCACACAATTGCCTTTTTTATAAGTGGATCAACTTTTTTTATAAGTTCATTCAACAAGTCCTGCATAGACACCTTTACCTTAACAGCATACCTACCTAGTTTGCTGTACTTAATCTTTTCTCCCACATTTGATGCCTTATCAGCTATACCAGCTACACCACTCTTTGCCCAAGCTACTTTTTTTCCAATTGGACCTTTAGATTCTGAAATCTCTTGTAATAGTGAGAGTAGATCTTTAGTCTCGGCGACCAGATCTTGGATTGTTGCCATGAAAGTTTTGTAGTAATCTACCCGCCTCTCAAAAAGACGCTTAAAGCTATCTATATCTGTCTTAGCTTCTGCCAACAATCCTACTACTGGTGTTGCAAAGTCTCCTAAACCTAGCTGATTCATGTATGTGTATACTTGTTCTGGTGTCGCTACATCGGATTGTTGATTGTTAATTGAGTTTCTACGTAACTCTCTCGTTCTCTCCAAATCGGCAACACTATTAATTTGCCTATCATATCCTTGCACAAAAGAGTTGGGATTTTGTGTTCGCAGTGTAGGCTGTTGTGTTGGGTTAGTTGGTGTGATGCTAGCTAACGATCCGCTATTAGCTAATTGTTCTAACTTCATGTTAGCCAATCCTGTTTTCAAATCCTTACCCATCTCAGCGTAGTTGGCTAGCAATTCTCCAGACACAGCTTTTTCTTTGAGAAGAATTAACTCACTCTTAATATTTTCAAATTCCAAAACAACACTTTGTTGCAATTGTTTTGCTTTATTGAATAAGGAGTTAGCTTTTCGAATTGCTTTTAAGGTCATTTGAACCTCCTCCTTACGTATCTTCATCTGCTCTTCGTGCTGCTTTCTAAAATCCTTTACGCGCTGCTGAGCTTTACTGTACAATCGCAGCTTTGCTCCAGCCTTCTTTTTTTGAACATACTCTGTTACTCGGTCTTCGAGTTTCTTTTTCAAAGCATCAATACGGGGTTCGATGTAGTTTTTAATTTCCTTTTTCTTAATATCGATCTGGATTTCTAGCTTTTTTATTTGTGGCTTAATTAGCCGCTCAACTGCATCTAACTTTGTTATAGCTCGGTACAACCTATCCGCTTTTGGATTTTTACGAGCAACTCTCTCAATGTAGTTTATGAATCTAGGTGGTTCAATTATTATTACTGACAGCTGCTCTATGGATGTGGCAGCTTCACTAATCCTATTTGCAGCGTAAAATTTTAGAGCGTTAATCTTATCTTGTTGGAAAGATTCTGCTCTTCTTATTTGATCTGTTAACGCATCTCCGGTAAAGGATCCTACCGGGCGTTCTGGTATGTCTGTTTCTGGAACTGGTATTGCTTCAGATCGAACACTCAGCTTACCATCTGCACTATATGATCGAATTATATACTTTTGATTTCCCTCACCATCCGTCTCTATGTATGTTTCTACAGATGCTGCTTTATCTATTATTGATTGTAGTATAGATGCAATGCGAGTATCTCCTTGCAGTATTTCTGAAGGGGTTATTGATCGTACACCTGTAGTAAGATTAGCTGTAGTGTTGGTTGGTAATTTTGTTGATTGGGGAGCTTGGTCGAATGCTGAATAGTTTTGCTTTGCTGCTCTTGCTCGCTCTAAATCAGCTGGGCTGTTTATTTCTGGAGATACAACCCCTGCGCTACTTTTTATTGAATCAACTGTTCCTCTAATTGCGTTAATCTTATCTGGTATTGTTGTAAAGTCTTGAAAGGAGGTTAACTTAAAGTTGGTAACCTGATCTACTAAACTCAACTCTTGAGAAAATATTTCCTTAAATCTAGACTCATCAATGCCCTGCTCTTTAAGCTCTTCTTTAAGGTTGGAAAACAAATTACCAATTTCCTTAATCTTATCCTTTTCCTCTTGAATGACCTCTTTTGCGCCCTCAACTACCTCTAGAATGTATATTGGAATATTTGCAACTTCTTTTGTGAGCTCTTTTGTTTGCTTGATTAGATCTGTGATCTCTTGTTTTTTTGCTTTTAGCTTATTGGTTGTTTGGATTACCGAATCCTTTAAGCCTTTTATTGATCCTTTATCTAGAGAAAGCTCTTTTGCTAAAAAGTAAGCCTTTACGGTTTCATAAAAGATTTTTCTTTTGGCTTCATTTGGAACAACTCCTTTAGCGCCAATTACAAATGGAGGTGGTGCTGTTGGATTAAGACCTGGAGCTGGTAATGTTATAGGAACACCCTGTGGTAGTCCCTTTTGCACTGTATTCATGTAGTACTTTGTAACTGCGTTTGCAAAGTCTTCCGCCCCTCCTAAGTTTCCTTCAGTAAGGTCTTTAGTAAGGGGTTCTATAAAATCTCGTTGAAAATCGTATGCCATGTTTATGATGCGGACCCTGCGAATCCTCCTTTAGATTGCCAATCCACATTACCATATGGACCCCATTGTGAGTTTGACTTTGCTACAATTGTGTATGGTCCAGTTGTACTACTTTTTCCGCTTTTGGTTGGTTTGTTTGGTGGATAGTATTCCCAGTGCCACGCTTCAGATGCTACCGCTCTTAGAAATCCAAATCTATGAGCATTCTCAGCCAACCATTGCATAATCTTCCCTCCCTGCGTAAAGGGTGCTGCTGGATAGCTAGAATAACCCCCTGTGTTTAAGTCTAATGCTCTTCCATTTCCGTGTTGTGACTTACCTGGAGGAGCTACTGCGGCGTTGTATGCACTTGATGCTGCATTAAGCCAGTGGTTTTCTCCCTTACCTGGAGCTCTACTCTTTCGGATAGAATATTGAGATGTTAGTCCTACCTTTTTTCCGCTCTTTGTTGTTGCTGTAGCAATATCTCCAAAGGCTGGACGGAATGCTGATCCTATTGCCAGCGTAACACCATCTTTAGCTGCTGCTGCCTTCATTGCTACATAGGCCACTGCAACATCATATCTTACAACCTTATCACTCTCTCCCGGAATAACTACACATGGTATTACCTGCTTGTCGTTGTCCTGTAGTTCAGTTACTACTTCATCTAGGTTTCCTGGATCCAAAAACTCCGCTCCTCCATTTAGGTTGTGTGTTAATACTTTGTCTACCGTTTGAGTTACAATGTCTGGTGATAGCTGTTGTTGTAGGAAGATTGATACAACCTTAATCACACTCTCCTCGGCTTTTACTTTGGCTTTCAGCTTCTCAACGCCAATGTAGTAAACTGCTGACGTTTGAGGGTTACCATATGGTAAGAAGCCATAAAGAACACTGTTGTTATATATCCAGTTTAGTACGTCTGGTTTAATATTTTCTGCAGGACCTAATATAAATAAATTTGCAGTCTGTCTTGGATCTAATCCTGGTTTATTTGGATATTGTACAATTGGAAAGTTTTCTTGTGAGCTCTGAAATGATGATTTTAGTGGTGGCTCAAACTCATCCGCTCCCAATCCTTTAATGTAAGTCTCAAGCTTTTCATAAGACCCTTCTGGAAATGCAGGAGCAGTTGGTACTGGTGCTGCAGACCCTGTCGCAGCTGAACCCGAAGCTGCTGAACCCGTTGTTGGAGTTGCAGATCCGGATGGTGCTGTTGCTGGTGGTTTTACTCCTAGTATATCCTCAATCTTTGCTTTAGGATCTAGTAGGTTTGCATAACCTTCCTTTTCTTTATTCTTAGCAATTTTTCTTAGCTCGTCAACTACTTCAAACTTGGATAAGTAGCTTTGTTCTACCTTTAACTCAACTCCCTTATCCCTTTTCAAAGCCTCAATCATACGAGAAAATAGCGTGAAGCCCTCTATCAATACGACTGCCGATCCGCCTGGTACTTGTCCTAATTTGTCTTTTAAGTTTGCCATAAGTTCTGTTTACTTAAACGCCTGGTATTATATATAGATCGTCAACACTTTCGTAGAAACCTGGCACGTCTTTTAGTGGTGATGAGATTGCTGCCGTTGGTGCTGGATTATTTGCTACACTACTGTTTAATGTACTATCACCAATTGCAACGATTGTACCTATGAGTTTTGTAGGATATGGTGTAACCTTTTCTGGTGGTTTTGGCGGTGGTGGTGGCTCCTCGTGACTCACACCATCAATATAGGCATATGTACTTAGCATCTCAGGTAAGCGTGATGCTAAACTAGCCAACTCCCATTGCGTATCTTCTAGAAAATAAGCCTTTCCTATGGGTGTGATAATATTTGCATTCTTCAATACCACCAACAAGTCTTCAAGCAGGTTTGCTAGCTTTATTCCTAAAACCAAAGGCTCATATGCTTGATTTGGTGTCTTATCTCCCTTCTCCTTTGGTGGTGGAATATCATCTGGTTTCCACTCCCCTCCTTTATTTGGCACTCCTAAGAATAAACCTTTTTCGCCAAAGATGGTAACGGTGTTTTCACTATCAACGTTAACTGGTCCTGGAGATGCTATTGCTACGTTCTTACCAAATAACATTAAGAAGTCCTTATCGGCATTAAACACCAATCGACCACTATTAAGTATGACTTGACCCTTTCCTTCTGTATAATCGTTAACCCATGGTGATGCATCGTCTCCACTCCTAGCTAGATGCAGTAGTACTGGTATGTCGTTAGCTTTTGGAGAAATGTTTTGCTTGTATGTAAGGTCTTCCATAGGGAAGTCGATAGTAGGTAACTGTTGTACCTCTATCTCAATACTCTTACCTACTAAATCTTGTGCACTAAATCCACCAGCACCACCGGCATCTCCTCCAAAACCTTCTCCTCCGCCGCCACTAGACGATCCTTTGAGTGCCTTTTCAAAGCCTCCTTCTGACTTAACACGCTCTAATACTTCACTATACGATAACTGTGGCATACTATCCTCCGGTAGGGTAATTTATAGTCATTGACTCATATATCTTAGCTTTTTGAGTTAGAAACTCAGTCTCCTTCTCATTAAACTCAAACATACCTTTGACGTTTTTGTTAAATACTTCATTCAAAATAATACACATTTTCAAATCGGATGTTGGCCAGTTTATTAAGCGATTAAACCATCCCTTACGAAATGTGTTATTCTTACTTCCAGGACGACTAATCCTATCATAGAAATCGACTTGAGATGCAAAGCAGTCAACAGCAAATGCTGGCGTCTTGGATGGTCCTAGTGTTTGCGATATCCACTTTACCCATCCCTTAGCACCCATCGCAACTCGTCCATACTTTTTCTTAGCAACACCATCGTATGATGCCTTACCGGTACCAAATACCGATCCTGCTCCACCACCCCAGCACATTTCAAATTGTATGTAACCAAGCCAAGCATCCTCGGCCATTACGGCAATAGGGTATCCGGTTTCAGCCTTAGATAGGCCATTCCAAATAAATAGAGATGCTACTTTATGACTAGTGTTAAACGTATATAGCGCACCCTTGACGTGCTCGCCTCGCCTATCGCCACCTCGTACATTTGGATACTTTTTAGCAAGTGCTTCAGCTTTTACTGCAATTGCATTTAGGCCTGCCTTTTTTGGTATTTCAATAAATAACCTATTGTAGTTACCTTGAAACGTAGATGAGATTACACCCCGCATTGTTGGTCCTCCGGAGTCGTTAGGGTGATCTCCCCATCCTCCTTCAAACTTTTGAACTTGCGGGATTACAAAGCTTTGACACATTTTCATTAAAGTAGTCACACGGATGCGTGGTTCGATTCCGGCAGAGGTTAAAGCACTTGATACTAGGGTTTGTACTAGCTTTTCGTAGTTCTTATCAACCATATCTGCTACCTCTTTGCATTCTGCTGCAAAGCCAGCTTGTACTATTGGTGGTGGTCCTGACATATCTTATTCTTCTGTTATTTCTGCATCCAGGAAGGCGTCTTCTGCTGGGAATGCTTCATCTGCTGTTGGGTTACTTTCTACGTTTCCTTCTGCATCCGGTGCAAATGGTGCATTTGCCTCATCAGCTGCGTTTTGTGTTGGTTCTCCTTTTGGCGGATCGTTAATCTGATCGTGGACATCTTTATCCATCTCAACAACCTTAGAATACAACTGCTCATATAGCTTGCTGTCCGTTTCTACTTTGTCTAGCTTGGTATCTGGTCCAATATCGTACGTAGCCTTCCACGATTTCATTTGCAAGGTACATGATAGTAGTACCGGTACGTTTTGACTAGAACACAAATATAGGCTTGACTGATCAACAGTTGGATCCTCCATTACATAGGCTTCCTCTGAATCTGGGTTATCAACTGTATCCTTGTTGACTCGCATTACTATAATTGGATCACCTGCTATTCCAACCTTATTCCAGTCTGCTGCTGGTGTTTCATCTTCTCCCTTATCCTGCTTATCGTATTCTTTTTTTGAAGTCGATCCTAGTCGAATACTATTACCAAACCTTCCCTGCATTATAAAGTCACCTTCTAATGGTCGGAGCTGTGGATATATTTTTGGAGTGTCTCCTTCCAAAAACTTATCATCGTCAATTAGTTTTTTCTCAAAACGCTTTTTAGCAACTCCCATTGCCACCCTTCTGTTCTTCTCAATCATATCCTGATTAGACATCAAGAAAGGTATTGAGTTATAGGATACGTTATGTGTTGTGTTTACGTTAAACGTATAGAAAGCTATTCGCTGTAGTGCGTCTGCAAATGGTAACTTAACATCTCCAAAAGCTTCGAACACAATAACTTGCTCTCCTGGCAATGGATACCTTAATAGGGATCTATCCATTGGCCATGCAACAGTGCTGAGCTCTTGTTCTACGCTTGGTCTAAAGATAGTTATGTTACCAACATCTCGATACCGGATCTTTCCAATATCCATTGGATTTTCATACAAGGATGAGTCCGGAGACATACATACCTCTAGTACATGCGCCGGTACAATGCGTGACTTTTCTTTGCCAGGTTCAACTGGCATCGATGCATTTGGTCCTTGTATAAAATCAAAAAAACCCATTACTTAGTTTTATCCATTAGTTCCTGCGCTTCAGATAGCAGTTGCGTCCTTTCAGCCTCTGTTAATCCCAACTCGCCTTCTGCAGTTGTCTTACTTCCTGTAACCAGTAGTCGTTGAATTATTGCAGTCAGCCTAACTAGGTTGTCATCATTCTTTACAGATACCTCGAGGTATTCCTTCACAAGAGGCACCATTACAGAAGCATCTGTCATACTCTTGATCATTGGCTTTAACTGATCAATAAGTCCGTTAATTTGTGTTTCCTTCTTCTTCGTATTAGTATATACGTCCCGAAGCAGATCACTAAAAGACTTATCGTCAAACAATAAACTATCCTTATCCATAAACTGTGTTTCTTATAAATAGACTCAAATACGAATATTTGAAGTATCCTTAATCTCATTAAGGTATTCAGTTAACTTTTTAATCTGCACTCCTGCAATCCATGAATCACGATTCTCATAAAAACCTAAATCGACCAGTTGTTGCTGATCGATTTTCTTAGGATTAAACTCAAAGGCATCATAGTTAGCTCCTCCTCCTATCTCCTCCCACATTTTTATTTGATGCTCCAGTTGTGCTACAAGTTGCTCTTTGTTTATTGCAATTAACATTAATACTCTTTGTCTTTTGGTAAATAACCTAGGTGCAAATAATCGTTATACATTAGCCTATATTTATCCTTCATAAACTTAACCATCTTTGTTATCTGCTGAGTATTTGCATTGGACATTTCACGCACATAGATGTATAAAGCCTTCTTATTGAATAGTTCGATAGACTCGCGTGTCTTGAATAAATGCAATACTGCATAAGCTAAAACTCGATCACTCTGCTTTGTGAATATGTCATCGATTCGTGTATCTAAATAATCTCAAGTCGGTCATGACTAGTTAGCTTTTTGTAGTTGTTTTTGTTTTTTAGAATGCAATAGTTTTTGGCTACAATACTAAAGTAGCTGAAAGCTTTCCCATTGCTTTGTTGAAATCTTGGAAGCTTCTCAACTAGAAAGCTTACCACTTCATGCTGCATTTGTTGCATGGATTGATCGGCAGTGTAGTAAAACTTAAACGTGTGAATAATGTTCTCTACTAGCTTCTCAAAGGCGGGTCTAATTTGATATTGATAAATCTTACTTCGCTCAAGTGAGTCCATAGTTTGATTATACTCTACGATCGCTAAATCAACTTCCGGACCGAAGTACATTCTTTTAGTCTTTGGCTTTCTTGTCTTCTTCGGTTTCTGTTGTGTTGACATACTTTGTAATAAATTCATATAAATCTTCAATTGATTCGTCTAGCTCTCTAAAAATAAAACCCACCTCATCGTCTGCTTGAAACGCTCCTAAGCGATCCACTTCCTTCATACGATCTCTTGTATCGTTGAATTTGAAAAATAGTGCAGAGATAAATCTAACATAAGCTTCACAGTAATCTGCAGCTCGTTGTGCTTTCTTGTAGTTAGCATAGACTAGGTAGCCTAATATGGCTACCATTATGGTTAGTATAATAACTGCATATATCATTCTCCAAATAGATTGCCAAAGGCCTTCATCAACTCATCTTTCTGATCTTGTGACATATCTGTTGGAATTGATGCTGCTCGCTTTGTTGGTTTAATAATAGTTGTTCTTGGTGCTGACTCTACTGGAGCAACTGTTAGAGTCTTTTCAATGCGAGATGCTAACATATCCGCATGATGCAGTAGGTATGGTAAGTTTGTACGTAAAGCGCTATCCGGATTATAGTTTATAAAGTAAGCCTTGTTAGCCTCCTCATACATTCCGTCATGCAACTTAATACCAAACCATTCATTATCGGTTACTGAAATACCTCTATCCGCCAAAAGCTTTAAGCTTCTATCTGGAACAGTCATAAAGGCATTTGCAGGATTATTGGTGTAAATCTTTCCTTGATTCTTTCTGTGCCAATCTGAAGGGTTAGGAATGTATTGCTCTGCCTCCTCTGTACCCATCTTTCCTAAGTCGTGATTGATAGCTGCAAATACTAGCTCTTCTTCTGTAAAGTCGATCTCTGCACCTAAGCTTGTCCAAACGCGTTTTAATTCTAAAGCACAATTAACTACTCGAATGACGTGATCTACATATCCTCCTGGAAAGCAGTTGTGGTAGTTAATGTTGCCACTAGCCGGCATAAGCATTAGCCGCTCTTGATGGTCTCGATACATCTTAACGAGTGTATCTTTTCTAGATGTCGTGATATGTGTTTCGATTAGTCCAATTAACGCTTCGAAGTTATCCGACAATTGTTCTGCTGATAAGTTCATATTAAATCTGTTTTTGTAACTTCTTAATTTGAGTTTCAAGCTTCTTACGATAAGTAACTCGAGCCTCTTTCTGTAACTCTTTTTTTAACTTTCCTAGTTTAGCTAATGCTTCTTGCTTCTGCTGAGCTTTCTGAGCTTTACTCTGCTTAACCTTAGGTTCTTTTTGTTGAATTGGAGTTGGCGGTAATGTACCTTTCAAGTCTGGTTGTTCTTCACCTTTGCGGTATACTGTACCATTCTCATGCACAAACTCCTTCATAAATCTCCATCCCTTTGGATATCCTATGGTCTTTTTCTTTGGACCATCCATAGGGGACCAATACTGCTCTATCACACATTGCCAACAAGTGTATCCAGTAGTATCTACTGAAGCTTGTTTTTCTACACCACAAAATTTACACTCTATAGTGTGCGTCTCTTGTGATCTTTTGATTGTCTTTGCTTTAGTACTCATATATCGTAACTATAGCCAAAAAAAATCAAAACTGCAAACTAGTTAGGAGAGCTGGCTGGAAACGGGATTCTTGTGTCGATCATTGTAGTAAACCATACTTTACCGTTCACAGTATGCTTTGTTGTGTGTAGGGGAATGTCGCCGTTAACGTAGTAAGAGTACTTAATAGCTTCTGTAATCAGTCTCTTTGATCGGCTGTATATGAATAGAATAGGTTCATCGTGAATATAGAAGATCGTATCCTTACTATCATATTCCGGATCATCTTTATCCTGCAATTCTTCCATCAATCCGAAGTCCTCCAAATAACAATCATAGATATATCTTCTATCAGCCTTGCTTGCATATATTGTTGGAGGATCAAAAAGAGAAACTACGTCACCACGTTGTAATAACCTCTGTGCGCGACGTAGTTCCTCCGATGCTTGTCCGAGAAACTTAGAATTAACTAGTTGCTCGAAACATCTCATTTATTGTCGTTATTATTGTTTTTGCGACGAGGACCTCTTCTACGCGGCTTCTTATCTTCGCTAGCACTTACTGCTTTCTCAGTACCATTAACGGATGGCTTAGCACTCGCCGAAAGTTGCGTAGCTAAAAAGTCAATACGTAATTGGTGTCCTTTGTTTTGCGCTTCGAGTTTGGATATTGCTTTTGTAAGCTTCTCCGCATAGTCTCGTGTAGTTTTGAATTTAGCAACTAAATCCTTCCTTTCTCCTTCACTTCTGTAATACAGAAAGGCGAATACTGCAGTTGAAATAAAACTGACACTTAGTAAAATTGGTGCAACCATAAAAAATAAATTAAGTTTATATTTTAATAATATCAGGAAAATAATCCAGAAAGTCAACAGTTTGATATTATTTTTTTTCAGCAATCTTATATATAAATATCTCAGCAAAAAGGAATGGCCAAGTTTCCTCAGCCATCCTTAACACACAAGTTGACGTCAGTTAGACATCGAGAGATAAAGCACTATAGTAAATTAATTTCAGAAATCAAAGCGCTTGGAGCAACTCTAAATCTATAAGTTCATTGAATGCGTAGAAATCCAAAGTAGCCATTACCTGAGTAGGGCTGGATGGAGTATTGGAATAATAGATAGGAGTCGTATCCTCATCTTCGTTATAATCTTCAATGTACTTTTCAATCACATATAGATCATCAACTTCAACATAAAAAGAAACTGTCATAGTATTTGTATTAGAATTATTATAAAGGTTAGAACTAAGCTTACAGCTGTCTTCCAGGTTACCGGTTCTCCTAAGAACCAATTGGTGCATAGAATAAAGACTACTATGCCAACTGCAAAGGTTAGTAGTCTAGCCGGCCATGTTTGGCCATCAAATCCTTGATAGAGGTATCCAGTACCATACATAAAAGCTAAGCCGATTGGAACACCAAGAAGTGAAACTAGCATAGGATGATTCTTGCACCACTCAGATATAAATTGACCATTTACTTGGAACCAGGCTAAGGATTGTCCTACAACAAATAAGCTTAGTCCGAGTAGAATTAACATTGAACGTGTTTTATTTTCTTTCACCTAACAGTATGCTAGATGTGCGACTGCGACCGTTTGGTGCATCCATACCATAACCCCACACCCAGTAATCATCTTCCAGCTCATAGCCGTATACATCTACTGGGAAAGGACAAGATTGCTTTTTAAGTAGTACGCAAGTTTTTACTTCTCTAGCACCAAAAGACATTAAGGTTGTTTTTAGAAACTCCAAAGTTTTACCACTATCAGCAATGTCATCAAACAGCCATACAGTCTTTCCTTTTACCAGATTAGCGTCGGGCATTTTGTATACATTAAACTCTTTTTGCTCTTGTCCTTCATAAGATGAAATACCAATGTAATCAACAAACGGTTCAATGAGAGTGTACTTACATACATCTACAAAGAAGGGAACTGCACCTTGAAGGATAGGACAGAATACTATTTCATGCTCTACTTCAATTGTTTGTTCTTCGTAAAGATCGTTGATTGCGTTTGCGACACCGTATGCGATATCGTCAAGCTGGTCGGGTTGGAGAAGTATCTCCACTTTGCTTTGTGTCTCCATTTGTACTAAGTTCTGTAACCTTATCGAATACTAAATCCTGCACTCCTAGGTTGTAGGCTTTGTACATAATTTCATCTAAACGATCACTGCTATAGCACATGGTTTTAATATACAATTTATTACAACAATAACCTACGATCGTTAATCACGTTTAATTACGATACCAACATTGACATTCCATACAGCATTACTTGTGGTATTCTGTATTATTCGAATATTAAGAACATCACCAGCATTTACATCATACGCGACATCGTTAGTATACTCGGAGCTTATAAATGCACTTAAATCAAGTGCAGTAGCGATTTTGTCTACAAGAGTACTATTTTTCATTAAATCTAGATCGATTGTTGCAGTTTCGGGATCAGATGCGTAGGATGTTACCTGTGTATTAGTTACTGTACCAGTAAACGGCACAACTAAACCTATCCTAGCTACGTTAGTTATTGGCGCTGCAGGAAATCCACCTATATACAATATACTTCCGGAAGTAGTATTAGTAACCTCCGCGTGAAAGAATGTAAGAGTTGTTGTGTCTTTTTGGGTACCACCTCCACCATTAAGAGCATATGATGCTGTTACGGCATACGAAGAGCTTAGAGCACTGTTAGCTCTAGAAGCTGTTGTTGATAATGTGTTTGCTGTTGCATTAAATGCAAGTGCATTAGTATTAGAATCGACTCGTAGAACTCTTGTACCAGTAGTTCCGTCTGTAAAGGTAACATAATAAGGTCCTGTTCCAGAAGTTGTATCGGTAACAGATATTACAGAGGCTGTTTGCGAAAGGGAAGCAGAAACAGAAAGCGACGATGATGTTGCAAATGAAGCAGAAGTAACTGTTCCAGTAAACGAACCAGAAAACGATCCAGTTGCTATAAGGGTATCAGTACCGACACCACTTAGAGCATCGATTGCTCTTGTAATATGTTCTGCTTGTATGGTACCACCATTTGTGATGCCGGTTTTATTTATGACTGCCATGCGTTTTTAGTATAAATATTACTGTGTACGATCTTTATCATCCAACGCTCCACCGGTTACCCAAGCAGCGCAGCTGCGATTGCCAGCGCACTTAAAAT